TTATTTGTACCTTTTTAGCCATTTTGCGTACCTCTCCTTATGATTACGTACCTCTATGCGTTTAAATTGAATCTCGTGCTTCTACGCTATGAATAGCCCATACACAAAGAGAATTAACAACAGGATTCCCACACCTCCCAGTATATAGTACCCTAACTTAGAGGGTAGTTCTACAACTGGAGCTTGTTTGCCTGTAAGTGCTTTCCTCTTCTTTACTTCTTCACGCCCCTCTAGTTGAGGAGTTTGCGGTAAGTTTGGACTTGGTAGGTTTTCTCTAAGCTTTGCGTAAAAGTTCTCCCAAGTTATCTCTGTATTCAGGTTGAGAATCCTTGTGGCGTAGTAACTCATTGCCCCATTATACCTCTCGTTAATCAGCGCATCATAAGCATACTCATCTTCAGCACTACCACTTAGTAGTAACTCTACCATATCCTCTTCTTGCATGAAGCGTTTACTCGGTGACGCTCCCCAAGGAATCTTTTGTAATTCTACATAGCGTGGTTTGCCGTTTACAATAGCACGAGTAGCTGTACCGCTAAAGCAGGAATCAATCACTGCATAGGCGGTTGCATCTGGATGAAGTCTATCGAATACTGCTCTCAGTTCATCATCTAGCAACAAACCATCATATACGTAAAGGGCTTCATCATAGCTATCTGGTTCATCTGTCCCTTGGTCTAGGACTTGTGTACCATGTCCAGAATAAGTAAAGACTACTACATCCCCTGTTGTAGCTTCAGAAATAAGAGCATGTAGTCTGGATAGAATTGCTTCTTTGGTCGCTTCCGAATCCAGAAGGAACTCATACTCAAAGCCAAACTTACTTCCTAAGACCTGTGCCCAGTCATATGCGTCATTGACACAGCCCTGCAAATCATTTGTACTTTGTGGATAATCGTTGATACCAACTATCAATGCTTTTTTCATTATACAAACTCCACTACAAAGTCTTCTCTAATAAACAATTCAATCTCATTTCCATCCCCATCTACTGTAGGGATAGAGGCACTACCTGTTTTTGGAACTAGTTGAGACTTATCTATTCTGTAGGCTTTCCACCCACCGTCTCCTAGCACCGCTTCAGGATAGACCTGTACAACACTCATTGATTCTACGAATACTCTTTCCCCCACTTCTGAAGTATTTGAGGGGTAGATAACGAATACGGGGAAACCTCTTGGGTCTCTCGCAAGTACCACAATACCGTCTTCAAGTTCCAGCTTGTTCTTTGCGTTATAAGCACCGACACAGAAGGTGTAAACTTGTTTTCCACCTCTATCTACCCGTACTCCAACTGTAGTTGGTTCTGGTGTACCTCCCCCATTACCGGGGTCTGTTCCACCGCCCCCTTCCAGCTTACCGCTTATTTCTTCTAGCAGTGTTGTGTGTTTTTCTAGCTCTGCTCTAATATCTTCTAATACTCCCATTTCTCCTCCTGTTGGTGGTTCTGGTTCTTCTGCTCTAGCCTCAGTCCAAGTTTCTTCTGGTCTGATTGCTATACTTATATCTACCCATCCTTTTCCATCATGGATACCCGGAATGTTACCACTTGAAGAATACTGCCACATTACAGCCTTATTCTTATTGATAGCGGAGATTTCCTCTCCTGTACTTCTTCGTATTACTGGTACTCTACAATAAGCTATTCTATCATTCAAATCGTCCAACCAAGCATGTGGGAAAAGTCTCTCTTCCCTTATGTAGTACTTTGGTGATTGGTTTAGAAACTCATTTGTTGAGTGGTCAATCGCCCAGTAATGTGACATCCAAAATAACTGGTCTTGCACAAAGCTGTGGTCAAAGTAATCTTTGTAATAATCCCACCACCAAGCCCCTGTATACAGGATGGGTTTTCTTTTGAATAGCTCGGTAGTCTTTTGAATTACTGCGGTAACTCTGTCAGCTATTGTACTTGGAGATAGGTAACTGATGTTACTTGGGGGTTCTTCTATATCTAAAATTACGTAGTCATCGTAGTTGAGTCCCTCTTCTACCATAGCCTCATAAAAGACATCTACTTGCTCTAAGCTGGTAGGTCTCTCATTCTCTATAGCAAGTTCATCATCTACCCTTAGAAAATGATACGCACCTCTCCAAGAGAACATATCTTCTAGAGATTTCCAATAGAGTCTGAAAGATGGGTCTATGTGCTGAGTGTATGAAGCCTTGTTCATATCATCAGGCATAAACCAACCATCGGAACACTTTTGAATAACTCCCTCTATACCGTAGTTTTTAACTTGTTGCCAATCAATGTATCCTTTGTGATGTGAGGTGTCAATAATTTTTACCATTTTTTCTCCTTATGTTTGTGGGGGTCTTATCTTCAGCGGGGGGTCTAAAGGCGTATCGTAGCCATAATCCAAGCCATAATGTGATGCCCATACCGCCGATAAAGCTACTAATAGGCAGGATAAGACCATGAGCAAGACGACAACCGAATTGACCTTCTTCTGGATTCCACGTTCTAGGAAATATAAGAGCGCAAATGATGTGGTCAACATCCGGCGAAATACCAACCAACCCAAACAGGCTGATACAACCCAGTGCCACACAGAGTCCGAAAAGAAGGACAGAGGTGAATTGAATAAGTATATCAATATGTCGCTTAGTGTTTTTAGCATCACTCACCTTAACTTAGACTTACCCCATACTTAGTTGCCAAGTACTGCTCAATTAGTGTTCTGTATGTATCCCCTTCTTTGTAGTGCATGAATTCATAAGCAGCTCCAAATGTTTGGTCTCCGTCAGAAATACTTCCAACTTGGTGTCTACCCCATTGAAACTCCACACTTGTCCCCTCTAAGCTGTAAATGGAATCCATTGAGACATCTATTACCTGTTGTCCATTTACATACAACTCAGTAGGAGTTGGGTTACTTACAGAGGAGGCATCCAGTACATAGGTAAGAATAGTTGGATTTGTTGGAAGCAGCGTATCTATAGCACTATATGAAGAATCATATATCTCGTCACTATTCTTATACAGTCTCCAACAGTATCCTCCATTAGCATCATTTCTATGTATGTATAGTCCATACGGGTTAGCACTAGAACCAGCTATTCTGACCACTGCTCCGTTTTCTGTATTATCAATGTTACCCACAAAATTACCCATTACAATTGTCAGAAAGGTCTTATTTCCATTAAGTAACCAATCGCCACTCTTATCGTGTCTCATATAGCTTCTAGAGCTTTGTGCGGTAGCAGACCAGTGACCAAGTATAAGTGCCCCTTTTTCCACCTCAAACCTGTAATCAAGTGCATACATATTTGCTGGTGCTGGATAAGAGGAAGTCATGTAACCGATTGGGTCAGCATCCTCTACAGCAGGGCTACCAGCATTTGTATTTAGTTGGTTGGCATCGGAATCGTCTACCTGTACCCACAAGTGTAGGGTACTGGCGTTCATCTGTCTTGGAGACCAACCTTCTATTTCTCCTAAGTATTCATCTTCTAAATATTCAAACACAGTAGAGGTATTAGCAGTATTGACAGAATCCTCAAATACAACTATCTCATAATAGTTTACTTCAGAGTGGTTTGTATCACCAGCACCACCACCAATAGTAATTCCACCCGGTTCTGTACTTGAGCCTGTATCCCCAATTAGAGGGGTGCTTCTGTTTACTACCAGTTCTGAGTTAGCTCCATCAAAGGTTGCTTTTATAATATAAAACCCTGGAAGAACATCTATGGTACTAACTAACGGTGTACCAGAGTCTAATGCCCAGTAACCTCCATCATTGTATATAGTCCCAATTCCTGCATCTCCACCATCTAGAATAATTTCACCGTCTGCGGTAGTCACAATCTCTATTGCGATAAAGAGTGTATAGGGTTGTTGTAATATATAGTCTGCTTGAAGGAGGTCATCAATCCCATCGAAGATTATAAAATCCTCATTGTTTGCTCCTCCTATACCTTTCTTGGGCTTATTCTGACCCGGAGGGGTAAAGGCTGGTCCGTTTCCATATCCCGGATGCCAGTTGTCTACATCTCCTCCTGCTGGAGTATCGTCATCTTCTGCATCATAATCAGAACCAAACCCCGGAATTAGGGCTAGAATAAACGAAACTAAATTAGAGATTAGTAAGCCACTATACCCAAGAACTTTAGGAAGTGTTCTTAAAAAACTCATATTATACCTCTTTTAGAATCATTACATTAAGCTTATCACCAGATTGTACATAAGCATACACTTGATTTAGGTTTTCGATTTCTAGACTTATTCCAACTCCAGCAGCTAGAGGAAAGGTAATATTATTTAGTGTACCTAGCATCACGTTATTAGCGTTGTCTGGATGAGCTAAAAGTACAAACCTGTTTCCAGCCTGATTGCTGAGTTGTCCAGAAATCAAGGTAAAATCATATACCTCTAAGTCGTTAAATGCCTCTGTAAGTATGGGAGTTCTTCCCTCTTTCTCAAATTGTGTAGTCATTTTTCTTCTCCTTTACTATTGTGTTAGAGCGGAAATACCATAAAAGATTCCACCCAGGACTATCCACTCTAAAAGTTTTCCACCAAGAGGTTTAAGCATATCTATCACTCCACCTTCTACATTCTTATGGAAAGCAATATGCTCTAAGAAACCCCTTTCTAGGAAAGATAGTCTAAAATTAATTCCCTTCTCAGGCTCACCATTACCAGAAACAAACAAAGCAGTAGTTGATACTTTTTTGTCCATACCGTTTACTTGTTCCCCCAATTGGGATATTTCTTTAGTATTTTGTTCCTGTTGTTTTCCAAACTCTGTTTGCTGTTTAGAAAATTCATCCATTTTATTCATTAGGAGGATATACTCCTCTTTGTCTATGCACATCTCTTTGTCCTCATTAATCATATCAAAAGTAAGCTCCAATGTTTAGTCGTTTTTAACCAGCCAGTAAATTGCTGATATTACAAGCGGTATCCATTCTCTTAAGTCTTCTTTAGCATCAGCTAATGAACTCCAATTATCTATACGGTTTTGAATTAGGTTATACTGCTCTGTTGGGGAAAGCCCATTGAGAGCATTTATAGTTAGTCTCTGTAGGACATCTTTTATATTTTCTTCCCGTAGCTCATTTGGAAAGTATATTGAGGATGGGACATGATTATCAACTAGAGTTTGTATTTGTGCCTGATATTGTGTAGCTAGTGCTTCAACATCCAGTTGAGCATCTACTCCACTAGAGGCATTAGTAAACCTAATTACTCCTTCCTCTGGTATCCATTGAATACGCCTAGTCGGAAACAAGATTCCAAGCTGATCTTGTGCTACTTGGTTAATCTCATTGCGAAGTTGATCTATCCTAACTTCATCCATTTTCGGAAAGTCTACTGCCATTAACTCACCTCCTTGATACCATATATAATCAACCTGCTGTCTGCTACATATTTATCAGTACTATACCCGTCTGGTGAAATCGTAATTCTGTTAATTGCGTCTGTGTTTTCCCAAGTTACTTGTGATATTTCTGATCTTGGACTCCCTGCTTGCCCACCAGACCTACCTAATGCCACTTTGTAATAACTTGATGTGTAGTTGTCAATTAGAACCCTGCAAGCGTAGAAATAATTAGAACCCGCATCAGCGGCGGTTGTAAAACGGAATAGAATACTATTATTTCCCTGCGCACCAGCCTGTCCTCCAGCAAATGAGTGATACTGATACAGGTAATTACCAGGAGTAGTATCATTATTGAAATGTAGCATGCAATAATCCCCGGCTACACTAGCTTCTGTTGATCTAATTTTCAGTATCAATTCTAGATGGTCATAGTCCTGGCTGATGCTGGACACATCGAAATTACCAGCGACAGACAAGGTTTCATCATATAGCACAACTTTGCGAACATCTCCAGCCGTAAAGCCTCCTCCACCCACTCCTGAGACTGTAGTATTTATCCAACTAACTCCATTATATCCCAGTACTTCTCCCGAAGCTGGAGTTGTAATAACTACATCTGTCAGGTCATCTAAGGCAGAAGCTCCTCCGCCACCAGATACGGTAACGGGTCTCCACTTAGACCCCTGATAGCCTAGAACCTTACCTGATACCACCGCAGTTACTTCTACGTCACTCAATTCGTTAAGTTCATCAAAGTGTATAGAAGTATCAGCAATATGAGTATCAATCTGTGCGTGAGTATTTGTGCCAATATTAGTAATCTGTGTGTGGTCAATATCTGTAGTCAGGTTATGAGTATTATTTAGCTGGTTATGGTTCACCCCACTAAAGATTACTCTTCCTTGTAGTTCTTGTCCAGCTATAGTCAAATCTAGTGTAGGTGTATCTACTACTGTTACGGGACTGTGTGCTAGACCAGACGGTAAAGCATTTACCCACTGTGAACCATTATAAGTTAAAACTTCTCCAGATACAGGCACAACAATGGTTACATCAGTCAACTCATCTAGTGCAGTAGCTCCACCACTTATCGTAATAGTTACATTAGCTTCCCCTGTTGGAGATTCGGTTACACTAACTGCACTACCAAGAAAATCTAAAATAGTAATACCAGAGGCTACCACTACATTGTCCTCTTTGACAGTAAATGTACCGGGACTTGTACCACTAGCTACCTCTAAAGCTACTAGTCTAGCTCTAATGTGATTCAAGTTATCCAATAGGGACGGGCTTCCAGATGTGGCTAGAGTAGCTAATTCGGATTTATCGTAACTTACTCTTGTTTGTGGAAGCTGTCCGACAAAGCTAGTAGGTCTACCAGATGTTCCTCCACCTGACGCAGAAACAGAGCCTAATACAAGCGGTCTCATTTCTAAGTACCGTCTTAGGTCTACCAATCTATCGTTTATTACTCTATTTAGGTCAAAGTATCCGGGCATGTCTTTCCTTATAGTTTATCGTCTATTCTAATTACTGTTATATTTGAGTTCGGCAATCCTGTGGACTTCTCATTAAAGATAACTGAGTCATCGTCCTCTTGCCAAAATGTAGAAGGAGCTCCACTAGTTGACACAAAGAAATACGGAACAACCCCATAATTGGTTGTTTCTAATCCGTGAGTTAACCCATCAAAGCTGTCAAACTGTTTCCATCCCCCGTCTAATAAATCTAGTGGCTTGTAGTAGATTCCAGAATAGGCTACCGTAAATAAGAACTCATAGTAATCTTGTGATGTCTCTGTAATAGATTTCACTGGGGAACTATAATCTAATCCAATTACTTGAGCAAAGCGAGCATCTTTATAAAACCCTAGATTAGCGATACCAGAAGGTATTGATACAGTATTTGATATGGATTGTAAAGCATTTCCTGAACCACTACCATAAGCAATTTTGAACTCCCCTACCATCCCTGAAGGGTTTCCTCCAAAGAATAAGATAGGCGACTCTCTAGGAACATCCACGTATATCCAGTTACCCCCTGAAGGGGCAGTATCAAATGTTCCCATAATTCCAAAGGTGTCCCCACTTAGGGTTACAAACCCATTAGAGATTGCAGAGATTCCTCCTTGTGGAGTTTCTATCTCATAAAGCATAGAGTAGTCTCTTGTGCTGTATTCTACAAAAAGTAAATAACCATTTAGAAGTAAGAAATCTCTACCGTGATAAGTAATACCGCTATAGATTTTTTTTCGTATTCCGGTTTGAATATCATATCCTTTTGGTATAAGGGAATCATCAAAATCCAAAATAAGGATGGAATTATCTGCTTCATCTATTAATTTACAGTGACCAGTATACCCTGCATAACCTTCATACTTAAAATTTGTTGCTATGCTGGAAGTTAGATTGTATCCCCACCAGTAGTAAGTACCTATAGAGTCTTGTGCTCTTCTTAGTGTATATAGAATTGTTCCTTTAGTTATTAGAGGAAAAGTCTCTCCTGTGTTAATTCCATCATAAAGATAATCTACAGGGTCTCCTGCTCCATCTGTATCCCATTCATTATAAGATTGCTTATAAATAGTGTTAGTAGGGTGTTCTACATAGTGGGCTTGTTCTATATACTTTACATCTCCATCAAAGATTCTGTTATGACAACCAACACCAGAATAAGAATATCCCGTTGTTTTAGAACCCGATGTTTGAGAAACATAAACCGGTCCAGGTGTCTGCCTTATTGGTTCATTTAATACTATTCGTAGTTCTTGAGAAAATGTACCTGTTGTTATATCAAAGTTTATAACAGAATAAGTAAACTTACCAATATCGAAAAACCCACCAATTCCTACAGGATTCTCATCCAACCCAAAACTTAATCCATGTATTACGCTAATCCCGTTTTCAGATATGTTAAATCCAAAACCTGTTCTAGTGTTATAATTATCATAGGTTGTTTTAGAGTATGTTCCTCCATATAGATTTGGTCCTTGTTGTGTATAGGTAGCCTCTGTAAGCATATTGTACACAACCATACCCCTATTATCTAACCAATCATCCGGGTCACTCTCTGAAGTTAGATAAAAGGCTACACATTCTCCATTTTGTATAGCAGGTTCAGAAGACCCTGCATGTACGCTGGAGTTAATAACCGTGTAATCTTTTGTTACTAAATCTCCAACTAAGTGCCCTCTTGAAGCTGTAGAAGAAAAGTATCCAAAAATGTGTATCTCTGTTTCATCTTCAGTTACATATAAGTTCTTAGCACCAAGAATCGCTGCATCAAAGTTAGTATCATCCATATCAATGACTGTAACTTCTTGAGTTTGCATATCAAAATAAGCAACCTCAGATGTAGACTTGAGATACCATAGCTTGTTATTACGTATAAAGTTATCTTCAGAGTAAACACCAGAGAACACCAAGGTAGCTGTTACATCTTCAGGTGAGCCTCTGGATACTGTATCAAAAGCATAGTAAGGCTCTTCGCCACTGCTTCCCTGTACGGCGTTGTTAGGGGCTGTTGAACCTCCTGATACTACTATTGTTCCTACAAGATTTTTATTATCTGTGTCTATGTCTAAGAGTTCTACCTCTTCTCCATCTACAATAATTTTTGTCCATGTTTGAGGATTTAGGGAACTAGGTGTGGTACTCATTACCCATGAACCACTGGGGGGGTTATAATAACCTACATGTACCGTTCCAAGGTTCTCATCAATACCTACACCTCTAGTTTTAAAATTGTCTGTATAGACATCTCTGAATGAACCCCCACTCTCCACAATAAAGCTCGAAGGGGTGATTTGAGTCCAAGCAGAATCTACTACACCTCTAGTATAGGCTTGCCAATCTTTTGAAGTACAAGCTAGGAAACCATTCTTTACTTTTAAGTCACGAATGTAAAGGTTTGTAATACCGCTACTGTAGTCAGACCAAGTATTGCTTGCTAGTGTCTTTCTGTATACCCCCGAACCATTAGTACCTATATAGATATACTCGTCATCTATTCTCCAGTATCCTACCAATCGTGGGCATCTTCTGTCTAGTGTAACCTCAGTTACAAATCCATCTTTAGTTGTCTTAGATACAATACTGCTAATTCTTCCTACACCTTTGAATACTTTAGTATTACAATAAGCCGTATCTCCAACATCGGCATTAACGTGACCAGCTAGCTCATATACCTTTATTGAAACTGTTTTAGAATACTCATCTAGAATAGTTTTAGCAATTTCTGTAGCTGTCCAGTAATCATTGATATAACCATTGGCGTATACAGTTGTTCTGTAATCTCCTGCTCCTCTGTTCCAAGGGGTAAGAGTTTTTAGTTCTACATTGACTCCATCTGAACCATAAACAACAACTCTATTTCTAAGTGAGTCGTCATTTTTATCTATAAGCTCGGATAGCACTTTTCCATTAGAGGTTATAATGTTAACGGATGGGCTACCCCAACCAGCGTCTAGTGAACCTATTTGACAAACACCACTACCACTAAAGTAGAAGTACCAACCACTTTGTTGACATAATCTTATTACAGCCTCATATGCACTTTCTAGTCCAAGCGAATCATTTGGATTTAGAGCATAACCCTGTTCACTAGTAGTAAAGTTATAGCTGATTCCAGCCAAGTCTAGAATAAAACCAATCCAGTATCTAGAGGTTAGTCCTTGTGTTTGGTAGACTGTAGAGATAAAGTAAGTCTCCATCCATCTTGTGCCGTCTTGACATTCCAAGATTATTCCACTTCCGGGGGTTTCGTACTTTTGTGTAATATAAAACTCTCCCTTCTTTACCGTATCCTCATATAGCTCAATTGTATCTCCCTGATTGAATGTTCTAGGTGTGTCATTGTCTACTGTTACAGTAATTGTTCCGACACCCGAACACAGGTCATTGCTTCTTTCATAAGAAAGAACATAACCAGAAAGATTGTAACCATCGTGGTCTATTTGGATGTTTACCGTTCCCATTTACTTTCTTAACTCCATGTTCAAAATGTAACCAGAATCATCTAGCTTATGTTCTGAACTGTATATGTAGTAATCGTCATTTACCCCTAAAAATTGTGTATCTGTAAAGGTAATCACATCTCTAGCAAGAAGGTCGGGGTCTCCCTCTATAGAGACATTCAAAGATTCTGTAAGCCTGTTCCATCTAGCTAAGTTATAATCAGCAGCACTTTGAGCCACATCTACCCTGTCTATTAGGTATGTAGATAGTACAGTAGTTTGATAAAAACCAGCAGGAAGATATGGGCTGGATGCTGACGCTTCTGCATAAATACCATTTGCTCCATAAACCACTACCCTGTTACGTAGCTCATCAGATGAAGTACCCTCTGTAACTGAAAGGATAGAAGGGTGTGCAACGGTCTTCTCTGGTGAGTCCCCACCCATAACATAAGGCTTTCTATCTAGGAATCTTACCTGTCCATTAGGTTTAGCATACAAATGCCAAGCTAACATGTTAGTCAACTGGCTACAGAAGTCGTATGCCCCCACCAAGTTTATTTCAGCTTCGACTGTCCAAGCATAAATAAAGTTAGAGGTATCTCCAACATAGTTAGTAATTCCAGCCTGTGATAACACATCTTCTATCAAGTCCTCTGCATCAATCTGATAGTAAGTTAGAGGATTTTCAGGGTTGCTGGCAGCGATAAAGTAGTCTATAGCCTTGATTAAAACGTCATGAGCAGTAGCAGTATATACTCCATCTGGATAGGATTGTTCAATTCTTTTTACGTAACCTGTAAATAGTAACTCTGTGTTTCCGGGGTAGCCCATAGTAACTGTAATCGCATCCCCAATACTTAGGGAATTTCCCTCATAGGTAATAATAGCTACAGAGGTAGGATTCCCATGTGATGAGTTTACAGATACAGTTAGAGGGTTTGTTACTCCCGTTACAGTTACTTCAGGTTTCTTAGTTGTCAACGTAAAGCTCCATGCTTACATCATAGACTGGGGCAGAACTAGGAATTTCAGGTCTGTCAAAGATACAGATATTTACAATAGGTGTTCTATTATAAGCTAAGTCCTTTATATAGTAATTACCCAATGCACCTTCTGGTCCAACTAGAGCGTAGGAAACTTCTGTATCTACCAGAGCTTTTAGACTATCCATATCTCCAGAAGTTACTACCAATCCTCCTAAAGAGACAATTTCATTATCGTGTCCCAAAGAGTGTAGAATAGTAGAACCGTCTAGAGGTTGCAATCTAGCAATTACTTTAGATTGTTTGGCATCATGTTTATTTGCATAAATTCTAATACTGTTAAGTGTCCAAGCCATTATTACTCCTATAGTATAGCTCTAACGGTGTCTGTTCCACCTTGTCTCACTAACTCTTCTGTTAGATATTGTTTCACGGTAGTACTCAATACTTCCCCATCCAAGAAGGTTACAAACGAGCTATTAATATCTACAACCACTCTTACAGGTGGAAGCTCAACCTGTCCAATTTGTAGTAGGGCTTCATTGATTGAGTCTTCTAAATTGATTACGGGTTGTTCTAAATCTAATGTTCCTCTATCTCTTTCAAGCTGGTCAAACAGTTGTGCAATGTCCAGTGGGTCTATTCTTTCCTCTGGTCTAAATTGGTATCCCTCAAGAGGGTCAAAATCATACATGCCTTCTAATTGTTCTATAAAGGTTGAATATTGTCTTTCAAGAGTGGGAGCTGTCGTCATCCCTCCAACCTGCTGTATTTCAACTGGAACTGGCTCTTGATTTAGAGTCTGAATTACAGTTGGTTCTTGTTCTACAACAATATCTGGTATTGGCTGTTCTGGTGCAGTAAAATCATAAGGTTGTAATAACGGAGGTGATAGTTGTAATGGAGATTCTTCAGCATATTGTTGAAGTATTCTTAACTGTGTTGTTTCTTCCGCAGGTAGAAGTGGAGCTTGGTCTGGTCTTTCGGGAAGCGGAGAAGTGCCAAAAGGTTCTGGTATCTCGACACTTGGTAGTGGCTGTGTGGGGAACGGTTCAGCTAGAAAAGCATCTGTCAGTAGTTGTCTCAGCTCTGTCAAGAAATTAGTAAATTCTTCTTTCAGGCTTAGTCTTTCACTCTGTCCCTCAACTTCTACATTTACTTCAGGGGAATCAACAGAAACTTCCTGTGGCTGTGTTTGAAGAACTAACTGCTCTCTGCGTCCTTCGTAGGTACGTTGTTCTTCTAACGGAACTCCCCCTAGAGATTGTTCTGCTTGTACTGGTTGTCCAAGCAAACCTAACTGGTCTAAGAAGGATTGAATACTTGTAGCATCGTTACCTAGATTTTGAGCACCAAAAGCATAAGCTTCAAACGGAACAAAAAATGTACCATCTTGAGGTAAGTTGTAAATACCGTCTACAACATCCTGTGTATTTTCTTCGATTTGTGACAGCAGGAATTGAATAATGGTATTATCTTTCTTAATTAGTTCAAACTGCTTATCCCCGTAGAATCCAATACTTGTAGAAATCTGTTCAGTATATCCTAGGTTTTCTTCTAGGAATCCTAAGAACTGATTATACCCTTCTCCAAGTACCTGTTCTCTAATTGGGCTTGTTGAGGCAAATGGTAAGGTTAGGAAACCTGGATTTTGTACTTGCTGTCCACCTGTAAAGAATCCCTCTTCACCAGACAACTCTTGTAAGATTGCATTTACAATCTCAGTACCAAATCCTCTTGTATAACCGGTTAGCTCAGATAGAGTTATATACTGATTATCTGGACCTTGTAGAACAATTTCTCCTAGGGACTCTTGATACTTCTCCAGAGCGGCAGTATTCTCATATAGAGCTTCCTCACGAGCTTCCTGAGCGGGAAGTAATCTGTTAATAAACTCATCTAAACCTGCTTGTGTAAACTCTCCGGGTAGCTGTACTAACCCAGGTACTTCGTATTGAAGTGCTTGTGCAGATTTATATGAAGCTTCAGCTACAGCAGCCAATCCGTCCTCTGCTACATCAAGAGCTTCTCTCATATCTTCTAGTTCTTCAGCAGTTTTATCTCCCTCTCTAACAGCATTTTCTAAAGCGTTAGTTAGGTCTCTTACTTCGGCTGAACGAGCATTTAGAGAATTGATTTCCTCATTGTTAGCATATAAGATAATATCAGCAAATGCTTCTAAAGCTTCGCTTGTTGTAAGTAACTGGTCTCCAAGTTGAATAAACCCATCTTCTGTTTCCAGACCGGGGAAAGTTTGTGATACGAATGATGGGAAACCTGTTACCGCTTGTTCTCTTAGTGTTTGCTCTCTTGTAGAAAGTTCTCCAGATAGCAACCTGTTAAACAAGTTAGCATAAAGGTCTTCTTGTATTACCTCAATCTGAGCAGCTTGTCCCTCTGTAATTGCTTCACCACGAGCTGCATAACGTGTTTCTGGAATACCTTCAGGAGTAAGTCCAACGTAGTCTGGAAGATTTCTAAAGAACTCGTTAAATTTTTCTGGATCAAGTTTTCTCAAGATTTCGAGAGCTTGTACAGAAGATTCATCTTCTACATTGATTACTTGGGAAAGCTCACCAAACTCACCAGGAAGTGTTGCTGGTTCTCCTTCTAATCCTAATCCCTCTCGTACTCTTTCAACATTGGGAACATTAAGATCAAGTAAGAATCTTCTAAGTCCTCCAAAGAACTCACTTCCTCCACCAATAGCAGCAAGAATTTCACTCTCTTCTGGAACTCTGCCTTCTGTCGCTTCTTCTACTACTTCAGGAGTTCCTGGTTCTCCAAAAGTTACCTCATCGAAGGCTCTCTGTACAACAGTTGCAAATGCTTCCTCTATGCTTCCTTCTAGTCCTAGTACAGTGGATACAAAGGTTTCACCTATAGAAGCCCCGATAGTAGCTCCAATTGCTATACCTGTTGGAGTTCCAGTGAATGTTCCAAGCCCTGCTCCAATTAATCCCCCTATAACATCTCCTAGAGCTCTTTCAGGTTCTCCTCTAAGTATATTAGTAGCCGCAGGTAAACCAATACCAAGAGCCCCAAGAGCTGTACCTCCAGCAAACTGTCCATAAGTAACTCCCTGTCTTCCTCCAACAAATCCAGGAGATACGGTTCTAGGTACGGTTACTTGAGCTCCTCCAAATGGTGCTGGCTGTGTTGTTTGGAAGACTCTATCTATTCCTCTTGTTATGCCCTCAAACGGAAGCCTATCCCGTCCTCTGGCTAGTAAAGCAACTAAGCCTGTTCCAAATGCTCCAAGACTCGCAGCACCAATCTTTTCTGTAACAGAATCTACAGCTTTGATAACATTCGTAAGTACCTCTACAATAGAAGTAGCAAGGTCTAGGAAACCTCCCTCAACTCCAAGGGATTGTGCTAATTCTTGAAAAGCGTTAGACAACCTTGTAACTGAATCTGCCAATGTGTCTGTTTGAATAGCTAATGCGTCTTGAGCAGAGCCATACTGGTTAGCAGATTGTTCATTGATTTGGAAAGCCCTGTCTAACTCTTTTAGAACAATTTCTACTTGTGCTTGTCTACGAACACCACCACCAATAGCTCTTGAAATTCTTGATAGCTGTGCATCTGAGATTAGACCCTGTTGCCACGCTAGGTTAATTTCTGTGGCAATGTCAAAGAAGTCTCTCATTTCTCCATTGACATCGGTTACAGCAATACCGAAGTTTCTTAGCTGTTGAATAGCTATATCAGTATTTAGACCAGTAATAACAGCACGTAAGGCGTTACCTGTTTCAGTAGGTGTAAGCTGTGTTTGTTCCGCTAGAACAGCAATCAGTCCTACAAGTTCATTATTAGATTCTTCAATTTCAATACCAGCAGACTTAGCAACTGTAGCAACAATAGCATAAGATTCAGCTAGTGTTCTCATGTCTACGTTAGCAATCTTAGTTACAGCTACCCATCTATCCAGAAGTCCACGAGCGTCATCAATCTCAATATTGGATTGTCTTAGGGCAGCAACCAAGATGTCCATAGACTTTGCTTGGTCTAGTGTAGATAACTTAGAAAGAACAAGAGATTCCGTTAGGAAGATGTTCGCTTGTCTCATTCTTTCTGTTTCGTCAGCTACGTTACCAGTTGCTCTAATAGCTTGTTGGTATCCTTCAAGAACACCGTTGATACTTTCAGAAGCGATATTAGCAGCATCAGCAGCAGCTTGGTAAACTTGAGCAAGTGTTTGTTGGTTTTGTCCAAGTACGATGGCAATGTTAGCTAGCTCTGTTTGGTTATCTACAACTACTTTACCCTGCTCAGAGATAGCATTTAGCACACCATAAACAAGTGTAGCTGAAACAATGAATTTGGCAAACTGTGAAATGCTTCTAGCTACTTGATCTGTTAACGTTCTAAACGCACTACCAGTCTGTGTAGATACTTTTCCTAGTCTGCTTATGGATAAAGTAACATTTTCAGTTCTTCCAGATAGGTCAGTAGTTGCCGCACTGATACGGGTAATTCCAGAAACTCTATCTTTTTCTACACTGGTAATATCGGCTAAAGTTAGACCATAGGATTCAAGAGCTCTCTTAATCCTTTCTTGTGTTTCTGCGGCATTTAGATACGGATTACCCTTAGCAACAAATCCACCCAAATCTTCTTGAGCTGCACCGGAACTTCTAAAGACATGTTCTGAAATAGCTCGAACTTGTTGCATTTGCTGTCTATAGATTTCAAGTTGTTTCTCTTGCTCTTGAACAATAGCTCTTTCAGTAGCAAGCCGTCTTTGCTCAGAGTCGAGAACTTCTTTAGCAACAGCTCTAAACTTTACAGCTTCTTCAGATTGAGAAAAATCAACCGTACCATAGGTGATGTTAGAGGTAGTTCCAACAAACCCGCTGTAAGTACCACCCTCTCTAGGAACATCTCCAGTTCCACCTGTTTTTAGGTCTGCTTGTTGTTTTAAAAGAAAACGGTAATCGTTTTTGATTGTTTCTAAGGCAGTATGAAAGGCTACTATTTTGTCTGCGGGGAAGGCTTGTTCAGCAGATGTTCCTACCTGTACATTTATTTGTGCAAGCTCTGTGGAAAGTTTTCCAAGTCTGTCTAATTGGTTAAAGATATTATCCAGACCCTCCCCACTTTTTGCAAACTCGTCCATAGAGCTTTTTAGAAGAGTTAAGTTTCTTCTTAGTTGAGTGGTTTGAGTGAAGCCATCTCTAGAAGCGTATTTTAATCTTTCTAGAGTTTCAATAGCTGGTTCAAAATCAGTAGATTTAAACTCCAAGTTAGAGATACTTGCAGCTCCCGCAGTAGGCGGACCACCTGCTAAAGCACCAGCACCGATGCCTTGAGTTGTCTTTCCCTGCATCCTATCAAGCTCATTATTGATAGCAGTTAACTGAGTCTTAAATTCTCCGGCAAGGGTGTTACTAAACAATCCACCCACTTGCAAGGTGCTAATTAACTCGGTAGTTGCTCTAAGCTCTTGATTAAGCGCATCAAACTCCTCTTGTGCTTGAGGAGTAGTTTCAATAAGCTCGTAGAGCCTATTTAGGGCTTCAGTAAGTTGGGTAGTAACCTCTTCTGAAGCTCCAGCAGCCTGTACTAATGCTCTAAGTTGTTCAATTATTTGGGTAAAATCTACTGCCATGTTATCCTTCTATTTCATATTCTGGAATAGCTAGTACAAATTCGTCTTTCTCCTTTTTCTTTCCTTTCCGTTCTAAGACTTTATCTAACCAATCAGTCAGTAAGTCTGGATTATTGTGCCACAAGATATTGTCAGGCGGTCTCTTTTCTGATGGTAATTCTTGTAGGCTGTCTACTTGTTGTCTTTTTCTTATAACATACGAAAGCGTGTGTGGGATGTCATGTATGTTTCGTATGTGTAAATCCATTGGAATGAGTAACGCTTTACTTATTGCCCACAAGCTTGCTACGGCGTTACTCCTCGCAATTTTTTTAGGGCTACCCCACCAAGTTGAATGTCTGAATATGCTCTTGTTAGGGCATCTTTCAAATTAGATGGGGCGTTCTTGAAGTCTTCAAAAGTTTTGAAAGCTCTTGTTGTATATTCCTTATCTACGTAAGTACCATAAAAGGTAGCTTGCTCTAGATAAGCTCGTCCAAATCTTTCCTGACAATGTTGATCTATAAGAGCTCCTTCATACATTTTTACTAGTTCATCTTTAGTAAACTTGCTGAAAAGTTTTCTCTTTTCTTCTACCTTTTCACCCAAAGTCTTTGTTACTTTTTCGTTGAACTCTTTCTTATAGTTGTCTATTGCTTCTTGATACTCTTCTTGTTCTTCTAGGGTAGCATCACCCTTTGGTTGCTTGGGTTCTTTGAGTGTAGTTTCGTTTAATGCTTGCATAGAAAGGTCTTGCATGATAAGACCTAAAGTAATCTCTACCAAATCATCTTTCAAAACTTTAGAAATATCAGGAACATATGCAACCCTGTCTTCCCATTTTCTGTCATTTAGCTTTGAGCGTAGTTTTCCACTTTCTCTTAGAGCGTATACTCTGGCTTTGTTGTTATCCTCATCCCCGACAACCCGTTGATAAAAAGTTACCTCATCGGATGTACCTGGGATAAGTAAGGTAATTTCTTTTTTGTAAGCAAAAAGCTTAGAAATATCTACATCATTCTTTTCAATATCTATTAGTGACATTTTCCTCTCCTATATGGTTTAAATTTAAAGGGGGCTACAACATTCTTAAATAATATTTTAGAAAATACAATAAACGAATGTGTAGCCCCTTACTTGCTGTCCTTTATGGCTTATGTTTTACTGTCTAAGTCAGTTTATTATGCCTTAGCTCCACTGTATACAACACATTGAGCATCAACACTCTTCCAGTTCCATGTTTGTGTGGCATTGTTGTTTACATTAGATGTAAACGCATCTCCAACAACTGTAATGTCTGGAATATAAACAGTCTTCTCAACTGTATATGGCTCTGTAGTATCGCATGGATCATAAAGCTCAATTGTTAGAGGCACACCTGATACGGTGCATCCCTGACCAATTTCAAATTCTGTATCTCCAGAGCTGATTGAACCATTCAATAGAAGGTCAATAAGCTCTGTGTCTGTATCAAGAACAGTAATTGTTCCCTCAACAGATGGAACTTGGCTCTGGTATCCCACAATACTACGGTTGCCCATTTCCCGAACTTCCTCAACATTCAAGTTACCATTAATAGTAATTGATTGTACTCTTGGAATACTCTCGGCAACAATTGTAACGCCAACATCTTTACCTTGGATAGCGGCTGGCATTGTTGAATCGCTGATGTCTGACCAGTTGTTTCCTGCGGGGTTGGCGTGGTATACAGCAAGAACTTGTGATGTTCTGGAATCTCCAGTTGTTAGAGTTGTACCAGAAACACTATATTCACCTGTACTTGGTCCAGCAGCAACCTCCGTTAGATACTCTCCATCCAGAATTACCGATAGTAGGTAATTTCCGTTCTTTAGTTGAATTGGGGTGTCGGCAAGGTTGAAAGAAGTTGTTCCTGTAGTAAACTTATCTACAACAACATCATTCTTGAACCAGCGTTTTTCTGAACCAATCAGTGAGTAGTCTTCGGTTGAATCACCATCAACTGTATAGCTGAAAGTGAAGTCTCTTACCTGTAGTCTTCTAGCGTGGGCACTCTTTACGTAGTCTGAAACAGTAGAACTCTTAATATAAATAATAAGGTCTGCTTCACCTAAGCTTGAGATGTCAACACCACCAGCAGGATAGGCAGTTGGGTCTGTCCCTGTAAGTACAGAGAAAACCTTCACACCTACATCCATAGCTGAAAATGTGGCAGTAATGTTAGGCGTACCCTTTGATTCTCCGGCGTGGAGAGAGTTGCCTAACTCGTCTACGTCATTAGAAGGAACATCAGTGTTAATAGACACATTCTGAACCCTGCTAGCTAGAAAGCTATCTGTCGGACCAACGATTTTAAGTTGTACTTCCTTAGACGGAATAGCTAATCTCTTTGCCATTTAGCTTTCCTCCTGTTTTATTCAAGTGGTTTGTTATATCTTGCAACTACCGTTATTTGTGTTCTCCAATATAGGGTACTTACCGAATCGGGGTCTACTCTGATTGGCTCTACTCTCAGTTCTAGAATCCCCATACTTCCGAGTTGGGTTGGACTTACGTCAGGGGGGAAACCCTCTTCGTAGTCATATACGGGTATACCATTTTGGACTTCATTCTTAATCAAATAAGCATAGTCGTCCCGTTGGGACTTGTTTTCAGCAAATATGTTGATAAACCAAGTCCGTGTGTCAACACCTTTCCTATTTCCCAATTCATACCATTCCACAAAATAAGCAGAGTTTTCTATCGAGATAGTAGGTATATCCAACTCTGTTACCGGAAAATCATCTACCACTGTAATAAAAGTATCGGTCTCGAATAAATCTTTTATAAGGTAGTACACACTCAAATCTTGTTTTCTTTCTAAAAAAAATGTCATGTTATCTTCCTAATGCAAATCCTAGTCTTCCTGTACTGGTTATATATAGGTTATAATTTCTTTCTCCAATCTCTATAGTCTTAAGTATATCTCCGGGTACAAAGGGTTCTGTACTTTGTTCAAAGAGTGCCAGTGTTCTGTACATCTGGTCTAGTACCTGAGTTCCACCAAAGTCCTGTCTCTCAAGTTCTCTAAAAAGCTCGTTAGTTTCTCGTTCTATAAGTTTTGTAGCCTCTGAACGTATCTTTGCTCTAGCTTTCCCTGTAAAGTTAGTTGGTGATGCTACAGGGTATGCTGAACCTCCTTTATCTAAAGGTCTAGCTCCCGCTACTCCCTTATCCAGTATTTCCCAGTATGGGGCTAACATTCCTCCAACTTGTGAAAGAAGACGATCTGAAATTGTACTTTCATAGTAAGTTTCTCCAGCTTTATTCAGCCTTGGCGTTCTTCCTCTCTGTCCGGGTTTTCTAGGTCTGGATAGCTTTAGTCCCTCTCTTGCTTGTCTGTAAATAAAGTTTTTCCAATAGTAGGAAGCCTGAGCTCTACTCATTTTTACTACCATAGGTTCACCAGTTTTGGGGTTGGGTATGGTAGTAGTTCCCGCACCTAGTTTAGTTCTAACTACCTCTACAGCACGAGCATAATCGTGGATAGTTCCACCTGCTCGATTCATGTCTATGGTAACGTCTGGATAGTTTCTTCCAAACTCACTAGCAAAACCTTCCAGCTTGCTTGATTGAATACTGATAGTTTCTGGAGAATATGCAACAAGTTTTAGTCCCTCTTTAAAAGGGGAGTACCCAAATTCAGGGTTGGTTTTTATTGCTAGCTCAATCTCATTCCAAAGTATATCCTGAAACCTTCTCATCGAAGTAGAGACTACATTGTAGATAGCTGTAGGAATTACTCCGTTTCTTATTTGCTCTAATTTCTCTACCCAGGATGTGAGATTGTAGGTTAAATTGCTAGCCATGATATGTCGGTACTTCTATATCTCCCAGTAGTGCTCGCATTGTTGAGCGTGTAAACTCACTAAAGTGGTCTAAGAAAATTTTTCTGACCAATTTAAATGTTTCCTCATCTAATTTTAATTCCTCTACTTCCTGTAATGCGATTGCTACAAACTTGTTCTTCTTTTTTCCTACTAGATTCATAACATCTAGTATATCGAATCCCTCTATTACAACAACGCCTCTCTCTTCTTTTGCCATCCTCATTTCTCCTTTTCAATACAATCTAATAAAATTCTATTTATAGACGGAACACCTCTAAGTATTTTTGATTTAATTTCTAAAGTTTTATTATCTACCTTCAAGTACTCCGCACTGTCTACAAGACCTAGATTGGTTATAGTATATTTTACCTGTACTCTACAGTCTCCCTCAAAGAGTTGTCCACCTGTTCTCCAATCCAAAAGGTCTGCATTTCCCCAAGTAATGTGTCCGGTAACTGTAGTTCCATTATATATTGGTATCCAATATTTTCCATCACAGCCAGAACAAAGTGAATCGGTTGAAGTATCAGTTACAGGGTCTAACGTACATATCTGACAACCAGATAGGGTAGCTACATAGAATGTAACATCCCTTCCAATCTGTCCTCTTATGTCGTCAATAACTCTTGTTAGCATCCTTTACTCCCTAGGAATATCATCATCATAGTCTGGAGATTGTAGTGTTGGTCTCCAACCATCAGGATTTCCGAAAATTGCTCGTGTTCCTCTTCTTATAGCTCTTCCAATTCCAGTCACTACTGTAGACAGAACATCGGTGATTCCAACTGTGTCTGTAATTGTTATTACAATTCCTCTAAGGTTTGTCAATGAATCTGTAATGCTTACAGTATCCACTATATTAACTATTATACCACGAATCGTGGTAATATTGTCGGTTATACCAACTGCATCTATAAGAATTAGGACAATATTTCGTGCAGTTCCAAGTAAATCTGTAGTATCTACAACATCTGAAATACTTCTATACAGTTTTCTAGCGTTTTGTAGGTCATCTGTAATGCCCATATTCTCCGCTAGAGTCACAGCTACAGCACGAGCTGTAAACAGGTTATCCACAATACCTACTGTATCTGCAAGTAAAATTGCTATCTTCTTTACACTTGTTAGTGTATCGGTAATCCCTACACTTTCAGAGAAAGTTCTTTTGATTTCCCTAGCCAGTGCTAAGTCATCCGTAATACCCATACTTTCTAGGAAGGTTCTTTTGAGTTCCCTTGACGTAGATAGATTATCTGTTATGCCTACTGAGTCAGATATATTGACATACTTTGTAGATGCTCCTTTGACAGCATCTATCGCATCTGTTATACCGACTGAATCTGCAAAGCTGACAACAAGGTTTCTTGCTGTAGTTAGTGCGTCTGTAATGCCGACACTATCAGAAATAAGCTTAACAATTGCTCTTGCTGTAGTTAAGGAATCTGTAACTCCAACAGTATCTTGTACTGTAATTGCTTTAGCAATAGACCGTGTTAGACTGTCTGTAATTCCCACCGAATCTGTGATACTTGCGAAAATAACAAGACTTCTTGTAAGGTTGTCCGTAATTCCAACAGTATCCGAGAAGGTTACATATAGACTACGGGCTGTATTTACTGTATCAGTAATGCCGACTGAATCTGCAATAGACTTAACAATTATCCTAGCGGTGCTCAAAGAATCTGTAATTCCTACAGAATCTTGCAACAGTAGAGCTCTTGTTATAGAAGTTGTAACGGAGTCTGTAATTCCTACAGTATCAGAAATAGACGCTAGAAGAACTAAGCTTCTTGATACTGTATCTGTAATTCCAACTGAATCCGTAACTGTTCTGTAAAGTCCCCTTGCTGTAGTAATGGTATCCGTAATGCCGACATTCTCTGTTAATGTTCTGTACAAAGCTCTAGCGTTAGATAGGGCATCCGTGATTCCCACGTTGTCAGAAATAGTCTTAGCCAAGTTTCTAGCATTGGTAATAGCATCTGTAATCCCTACTGAATCTACAATAGCTACTACCTTTCCAACAACTGTAGAAATTGTGTCTGTAATGCCTACAGTATCGGCAAGTGCTACTATTTTACCAACTGCCGCTGAAATTGTGTCTGTAATTCCTACGGTATCTGTATTTGTTCTAGCCAACGCTCTAGAAGTTATTAGTGTGTCTGTAATGCCTACTGAGTCTGAAAGAGTTCTTTGAAGACTAGCTCCACCTTTAGCTACAGTGACTCTTAGAGTTTCCGAATAGGCATTTAAGGCTGTAGAACCGTCATCTTGATATACTCGTAAGTCAAAGAAATCACCATCAACTACATCTGCTTCATCAACTTCAAATGAAAATAAAACTTCCCATTCTTGATTTAGGGTAAATGATTCACTAACAGTTGTACTATTATCTCCAACACCTGCATTAGTGGCATCAAATGTGCCAGAACCTAGCCTCTGAGTAGTGTCATCTCCTCTAGTCAGGTTGGCAGAATCAATGGCTGTAATGCCTGTAATGTTAGCTCTGGTATCATAACCGCCAGTATTATTCTTTTGTATAAGTAAATCAAAAGTATTAGATTCTGTTTTCTCTGTTAGTTGAATAAGGGCTCTAAAGAGAATTGTGGTATCAAAGGCTTTATCCTCTGCACCTGTATTCCCTACGATGATATTGCCACCAGAAATAAGAGTACTTCCAGCCTCAGTACCGTCATTATAAAAAGCACAGTCAGCTTGTGTATAGACGGGTTGTGCCATTGGCTACTCCTATGTATCTAGTTCTTTAGGTTTCTCTTCCCAAGGGTAATAAGCTGTACGCTCTGGAAAGTCTTCGTCCTTATCTGCTTTTCTCCACATGTTGTTGTAGTCTTCTTGGTGCATCATTACACCACAGATATGTGTTTTCCATCCTCGTACCTCTTTATAATACTCCATAGAGCGCACATCACCGGAAATCCAGCACATTCTTTCAGGATTCCAAATATAGTAATCCCCACCACTAACAATTCTTTTATTATGGTTTTCATCAAGCTCTACAATAAGGGCTACTCCAAGGTAGGGAGCATCTTCTGGTCTACCTATAAAGGTTTCACCGTTCTCATAGTAAACTTTAAAGGCTACGTTGTCCATTTTTTCGTAAGTTCCTCTATCTCTTCCTCTGTGTAGAAGTGACTAACATACTTCAAATTGTAGACTCTCTCTACAAAATCTTTTGGATATGTTAGTTCTTTTAGTTTCTTATACTTAGCACCAATATACTTTTTGGTTTCTAGATTACTCTTGTGTGGTAGTGAAGCTCCTCTAATTCCAAGAAACTTCTTAGCTATTTTAGGAAAAGCTCTTTCTGCGTTTTCCAGCCTTAGTATAACTAGTTTGTGTTTACCAGCTCTATAAAACTTATACCCTTTTCGATAATTGAACTTTTTCTTAAATGGGTCAAAAGATAGGTTCTTCATTAGTTCCCGTTCAAACCACAAATCAGGAAAGTGTATATTATACCTTTCTATGAATAGTGATTGAAGTTCTTCTGGAGTTTCCTGTCTTCCACTTATTCCATATTTTATAGAATTGAATACAAAGGCTGAAAGATTTCTAGCCATTGGTTCTCTAATTGGAACTATAATTTTTAGTGGTGGGGCTTCATCTTTTTGAAGAAGCCGTACAATCTTTTCTTTAGTGGTTGCAAACTCGGCTTCTGGAAATTCCCCACTGAGCCAATGAGCATGAAGGGTATTAACCCCGTTATCATAAAGGGCTCTGTTTATGGAATTACTACCAACTCTTCCCATATTGTAGAGAAATGTAGTAATCATTACGAACCTAGATAAGTAATCTCCCAAGTAACTTCTAGTGTATCTGCGGTAGTTACATCTACGGCTGGTGAAATTTGAGCATAAGCCATAGTATCTGTACCATTACCTAGTAAGGCTTCGTCAATACCTGTATCATTTAAGTCTCCAGCTTCAAAAGTTGAACGGTAAACAATTACATTATCATCGGCTGCTGCCCAAGCTCCCTTAGTTTGTGGGTAAGTTGCGTCCATTGCCTCGTCTGAACCAGTCTGTGTAACAAGGGCATCTACTGTTTTAGCTTCTGTAGTAAACCCAGTACCAACTCCGATAACACCATTAGCATTGTCTACTTTGGTTCTTTCTGGAGTTTCTTGAAGAAGGTCAGCAACAAGGGCATCTCCCTCATTGGTAACAATATTATGATTTACAGAAATCATTAAGCTACCGGGAAGACCTAGAAGTTTTTGCCACCAATTCGGAGCATGTCTTTTAATATTGCCATCTTTATCACGAACAATAGCAGTAACCTTTCCAGTAATTCTCATTTTATCTCTCTTTAGCATTGTTTTCTCCTGCTTAGTTTATTCTGATAGAACATCCTTGAAAATTTTGTTCCATGTTTTAGCTATGTTTTTCCAATTGTATGCGTCAGATGTAAACTTTTTATAAGCTTTCTCAGCCAGCTCTTCTCTCAATTTTTTATCCTTGTAGAGAGCTTCTAATCCGTTAGCTAGGCTAACTATATCTACAAAGCTTCTAGCTAGTAGAGTGTCTTTGTCATTTACAGTCTGTCTTATATCTACAAGTATTCCGCAGTCATGGAAAAGCTCAGCACATGCTGTATGATTTGGAACTACTTGTGCAGCTCTTGTTGCTGCATGTTCCGTAGATATTAATCCCCAACCCTCTCCCAACGAAGTGTTGATTCCCACATTACAAAGATTGTAAACTTCATTTAACTTTTCGATAGGTACTTTTTGTACCTGTTTCTCAAGATTGGTTACAATAATTCTGTCTTGTAAAAGGGTATCCCCATCCTCTAACAGTCCGAGTTTAAAGAAGTCCCTGTCTATTTGTTTTACCAAGCTCAGAATATCCCAACCTGCATCCTTCAATCCAGCGTGATGATAGTATCGTACATTCTTTGGTTTCTTAGCCGCAAACAAAGCAAAGCCTCTAAGAGATAAATCTATTCTTTTTCTTGGCTGGTTTCTATTTGCGTTTAGTACGATAAAGGCATCTTCTTCCCAAAGTTCGGGAATTTTGTCGAAAGTTTCCTTTCGTAGTTTAAGTTTATCCTCTACAGGGTAAAAGGTTTTTGTGTCGTTTCCGTGAGGAATTACTTCTAGCTTTTCTTGCAGTTCTGGATATGCGTCCAGTACTACCGCTTTTCCAAATTCCGTATAGACCACGACTTTGGTTACAATGTCAAAATTTGTGAACCACTCTCTATCGTAACCTGCTCCATCTACAGGAAAGTATACAACAAGTTTAGGAATGTTTTCTCCAAAGAGCTGTTTGATAATCTCTAGATACTGGGTGATAACCCAAATATCATTGAGAATAAAAATCATGTCTATGTCTTTGTTTACAAATTCCCCAATTCGATTATATCCGTAAAGGTCTCCCACTCGCATACTTTGTGGGTTGCTTGCTGGATAAATCTTATGCTTGTATGAATGAGGGTCTCCAAAGTAGTTAATCGCTATGTGGTGAACCTCATACTCCTCTTCTGGTAAATATTTGATTATATTATGATTTACCGTAGCAAAGCCTGTAGGTGTAACTCCGTCTCCTATCCATAAAATCTTTTTCACATTCCTCTCCTTTTAGTAATCTATTTCTGATTCGTGCTTGTTTCCTTTGTACCCCGGTAGACTTCCCTTCAAAGAACTCTTTAGTTTCTTTGATTTTGGTAAAGGCAGTAACTTGTCTAGTTGCTCCATAAATCTATCAAGATTCTTGTCTCTTGTTTTTCCAGACTGTATGTTAGAGTATGAAATTTCTGCATCTCTCCAACTACCCAAGTGCCAAGCATAATCTTCTAACGAACCTTCTAGTACAATGATAGCCGCCTGTAAGATAACCGCAGTTGCATCCTGTGTCTGTAGAATGGGGGGACTAGCTACTTCATATCCCCACTCTGCTGTATTTCTTTGGATATTGTTATTCTCGTCTATGTAATATTTTCTAGACCAGCGTCCCTCTAATTCCCATACTCCTGCCACAAGAGCAGTCTGCAACCATTCATCTGTATATCTATATTCCCCTACGGTAATATCTCCAATCCTTTGTCTAAGAAAGGGAAGTAGGTAGTCTAAATTTGTACTAGTAACAGTCATTGTCTATCCTATACGTCTTCTTGCTCTTTTGGATACTGTAGTAAAGATAGCTTTTCTCTTAAGAATTGCATTGTCTTCTCTGGTTTTTCAGCTTCCTCAGCCGCAGCAATTACTCTCATAAGTGCGGCTGGTGTGGTCATTTCATTAACCTTGTTTCTCAAAGCTAAGAACGGCTTACGCACAAGCTCAGCTAGCTGGTCATCTGTCATATTGTTGGCAGACTTTTTAATTTGCTTTGGTCTACCTTTGTCCCAAGGAATAATATACCCCTCGTTGAGATGCCATTTATTAGCCCTCTTAAAAAATACGTGTTCCTTTTCAGACCAGAGTTCTACCAAACAGGTATCACAATCCAAGTCGTTAGGATTACCACGTAGCTGTACATCCTCGATTTCGTCTGTTAAAGAGTTATATACTTTAACTTCAACCACACCATTAATCCCTTTAGCCTTCCGATAAACTGCAATCGGATTATCCTCTTGCATTAATGAGACTACACTATAGTCCATTTTATCTCTATTCATTTCCTGTCTCTCCTTCTAAATTAAATCCGAAGTAGGGGGAGGTTCTCCCTCCCCCCTCCTTCTTTAGTTTGAACTATCTTTAGGATAGTCCACCAATTACGTAAATGCCCTGTGCATTGTCAATTATCATACCAAATTGTTGGTAGATTTCCAACATCCACTGAGGCGGAGTTGGGTTCATGTCTGACCATTGTTTTTGCTTTACTTCACCGTAAGTAATAAAATCACCTACGTTCTCACCAATAACAAGAATCTTATCAGTTGGTAGTAAGGAATTGTAATCATCAGGATTATCCCAAATCTGGTCTAAGGCAATTAGGGGTGCTCCGTAGTATCTACCAAGCATACCTGTTCTCATTACCTCTTCGATTTGTGATGGAACTTCTGCCCATTGTGTACCACCATCATTCCAGAAAGCACCAAACTTAGTAATAGGTGTCATAGCTGAACGTACACCTACAACGGCTTTTACACCTGAAGTTGTCTGATTAATTCTGTCAATAGCTGTTTCAAGAGCAGTAGCAGTTACGCTTCCACCAACACTTGTATAGTTATCTGGTGTGTTACCCACTGTCCAAATAGTTGTAAGTGCTGTAAATACCTTGTTAAGGTAGTAGTCACGCAACTTAGCTAGCATCTCGGTACGAATTGACTCAACAGTTCCGATGTCTCCGTTTTCCATTTCCCACTCATTGTAGGTTACTTTAACGTCTGCACCGTCAAGAATGTAATTCATTCTCTCGTTGATTGTTAGTTCGTTTGCCAAGTGCACAGCACCGGGAACTAGCGTATGTACTTCGATTCCCTTTCTAACCTTTTTTACAAGTGCATCTCCTGGGTTCAGGCTACGAGTGTTAAGCAACATTCCGATATAGTCAGTAGTAATATGGTTCGGTTGAACATACTCTACGATAAGCTCGGAAAGAGCTTCACGATCTCCAGACTGAAGAACTGATGCTACCTGTTCTTTGTACTTATCCATTTTAGTTCTTTCCTCCAAACTCTACTTTACGGTACTAGTGTACGGAATTGCAGATACTCTCCTGCAACAAATCGTTCAACAATAGCAATACCCGCAGATGCAGAGTACTTTAGTTTTCCTTTGTGTGCCACACCATCATCGGCAGTGTTAGCAGCAACTAGGAATGTTCCTGGGGTCTCTAGGTTGGCATCATAAATATATCCACCTGAGAACACAGTATACACGCCCCCACCATGAGCAGTCAAAAGTTCTCCCGAAGGAATGGTTTGACCCTTCATGTTTCCAGGGTGTGTTAGATAGATTGTGCTTCCTGTAATCGGAACATTATCAACACCTTGACCCCAACCTCTACGCAATTGATATGTGTAGGAAGGAGTTGGCTGATAAATTGGAAGACCTCTGTTATCCTGAGCAAACACGGCAACATATTGAGCTCTTGCAGCTTCGGCTGAGGTCTCAGGAAGTTTTACTCCCGGTAAATCAGCTCTGCTACCAAAGTCATGAGATTGACTGTGTGAAGTCAGGAGAATCATACGACCTTCTGGAATGTCTTCTGTAGCAACTGTTCCAATAATGTCAGAAAACTTGTTAATTTCTACTCCCATTGTTTAGTCTCCTTTGTTTAGTTATCTTTCCCTTTCTCTCTAGCCTCACGTAACGCTTTGCCTAGTTCGGGGATTGATAGTTCTTCATCTTCTTTCTTGTTGTTCTTTAGATTTGGAACTTTGATAGTTGAATGTTCCTCATCCTCATCTTCGTCTTCATCTTCTTCTTCACCTGCGTTTGCCACAAGATTAGAAATAAAGAAGTCAAGTGTATCAGCCTCTTCTAAGGCTAGAAGCTTATCTTCATTATCTTCAAAGTATTCATCATCTCTGTTGATTCCAGCTTCGGTGAACATCTCCTTGATTTCTTCAAGCTTCTCAATTCGAGCTGCTTCTGCTTCCACCGTAGTCTTAAACTCTAGTAGTTCAGGATACTCTTCAAGCTTCTGTGCTTGTTCTTCCGTAATCTGATTTTCCTTTAGTTCTTCGACTTCAGCTTGCAGACGATCAACCTCATCTTGAAGACGTTTTAGTTCTTTTTCGTCCACGATTGTGTCCTCCTTTGATTTGTCGTCCTCTGACGATTCTACGTCAGTGATACTTGTCCTACCAGACCCGTAGGCTGGCATCCCCACTAGAGTTGTAGCACGAAGGATACAACCCTGAAGGTTTTTGATTCCTTCTTCGTCTTCTGCATAATCCTCAAAACCTATTTCCCAAGATAAGTCTAAAGGTTTACCCTCGGCATATCTTTCTTTGATATAGGCTACATCTGAAGGACGTTCCTTATTCCATAGAGCCGCAACTCCACGAATGGTGTTGTTATGTTCTCTTAGGTGGGTAATAACCCCTAAAGGAATAGAGCCTTCATGTCCTTCTGATATTTCTCCCACTGCCATCTTTAATGGCATATATAAACCAGTCTTAATGAGATTTGAAAACTCCTCATGAGGAATTCGTACCCCATTAGAGTTTGGTTTGTCGTCTGTAAGAACAAATCTTACATAAGTGAGCAAAGGATTAAGGTTTTTAGAAGCGAGAGAGAAGTCCTCTAGTTCACCTTCTACTATTAATTGTACCTCAGTTGTCAAAAAATTGCTCTTTTTAGCTTTATCCATAGCAAAAACTCCCTATTTTTCCTCGTTTTCTTTAGTTTCAGTAGTGTTTTCATCCTCCGAATTAGGAGAATTTGAGTGCGGTACTGGTGCAAATTCTGGTATTCCAAGCTCCTCGATAATAGAAATCTCATCGGCTCTCTTCTCAATTTGCTCCATGAAGTCAAAGCCAAGTGCTTTATCAAGGTCTGTTCTAGATAGGTTTCCTGTCTCGTATAATAAGATTAGTCCTTCTAGGAACTCTGAGAATGACCGTAGATTCATAGGTGAGAATCTAATTTCTGGTATTTTGGCAAAACCATTCTGGTCTGCTACGTCAAAGATAATCTTACGTAGAACCCTAATTACTTTCCTTCTTACACCTTCTAGAGTTTTTTCGGGTGACACCATAGCAATAGAAGCATCTGATGATTGGCTTCTTTCTGTTTCACCTGTTACCAAAATCTTTGGAAAGCCAAAGGAATTGAGAATGTCTGCATTGACACTCTTGTATTTAGCCTCATCTAGTAGAGCTGATACGTCTGGTAATATCCACTCAATTTCTACTGTGTGGTTTGTGAATAGCTGGAAGATTCTTTCTATTTCTTTATTTTGGGAATCCTTCCAACGCATCTGTGTTCTCAATACTTCTAATTGCTGGTCATCTTCAGAAACTAGCGGGTAGGTATCATTACCTACACGTACAATCTGAATAGCGGTAATAACCCTGGATGCCAGCGAATAATCCATCCGTCTTAAATTTCTTTTGTGTCTCAAGGACTCTAGAGCTGGATATAAGAAGGGAGTTGGGTATGGAGAATCTGTAAGTACTCTGCGTCTAAAAGCTAAATCAACTTCAAGTTTTATTCTTGTTTCCCCTTTATCAACTAGTGCCACAAAATCTGGATATAGTCTTGCTAGTTGGGTGTAAAGTTCTTTGTCCTCTGTACCATCCGGGTATACACCCTTCTGCGTAATAAAGTGGATAAGCTCATCTGGAACTTCCACATAGTACGAGGGTTTACTTCCAAGTAGCGGGGAGTTAATTATGATAGTAGCGGGGTCTCGAATCCAAAAACTTTCAGGAAGGAACAGGGAACTATAAGCCTTAATTCCTCTCTTTTGTAATTCACGTTTTGGTTTTCTTTCAAGTTCTATTTCGGGTAGCAAAAGACCAGAGATTAGATACTCTAAAGCACAGTCTTCAGAAAAGTCTTGTAGCTCATCTAAAAAGGATTCGTATACCCTGAATTGGTTATCAGGCACGTTTCCCTGAATTAGCTGTAATTCGGACATGGCTATGTCTACCATCTTGTTAATAATAACAGAGGCAAACGGGTCTCGTCTGTAGAAGAACCTACAGGCTCTTACTACATTTCTATATTCTTTTGTTACTTTCTTTGTAGCAAACTTGTCTACATCTTCTGCCGTCCAAGGATTATTTCCTAATCCTAAATCTACAGAAGATTTAGCAATACCAGCTACCATACCAGCTAGTGACTTATATACAACAATATTCTCACCTTCTGATTCAAACTCTTCTGGAGTCTTTGAGGTTATTTCAATTTCGCTCATGTTATATTCCATCCTGCTGAGATTAGTAGTTTCTGCTGAGGTGCTGCAAATACGGAGTCGTGGTTTAGATACCACGCCATTGAAGCACACAACAAAGCAGAAGTAAAGTGATCGTCTCCTTCCTTTCCTCCCTTTGGAGTTAGAGTTCTATATACTCTGTTACCCGAAGGAAGTTTAATGTAGACCATTCTCTCTAGTTCTGCTACGATTTCTAAATCTGTAGTTGAATAAACAATCTTATGTTCGTTTGAATACTGCTGTAGAACAGAAATAGAGTATGGTCTAGTCTTCTGTTTAATTTCCTTTCCGTCCTCATCCATACCAATTACCACACTGGCATTAAATTTTACAGGGATTAGTCTTTGTTTGTAGTTCTTATGTGCAAAGCGAGGCTCCATTTGTAGCTTCTGAACTTCGGCTGTACCTGCATGTCCTTCATCAATTCCAATCAAGCTTGGTTTATATTTTGTATCTAGGTAATCAATAACTTGAGCCTGAATTGGATAAGGTACTTTGTTCAACTGTATCTTTGCGTGGAACTTGAACTGTCCGTCTCTAGTTCGTTTCAAAACTAAAATAGCAGTTGGGTCTGTATATCCTAGGTCAATCCCCATAATAACATCTGTGTAGGACTTTTCTACAGATGGGAGTAAAGAAATACGCTCAATATATTGTGAAAGATCATCACTTAGTTTAATTCCATTTAGCTTTATCTTGCTAACCGGATATTGCTTAATATCCATCAAGCCTCTATCAAACACAGCAAACGTAGGTCTACCGTGTCTACCCAGTACCATGTGAATATAGTTATCGCTATCTGGTTGTCCGTAATTTTTTAGACTTCTCTTCTCATCCTCATCAGTATAACGGGGATTTTGGTGAGCGGCTACACGGTGCTTAGTGTAGGACTCTTCTTGCATATCCACACGATAAAGTACGTTTTGCTCTCTAAGTCCTGTTGGAACTCCTGATACAATTAGCCTCATTCCAACTGTCCAAGTATTTAAAGTAGGCTGTAGTTCAACCCATGTCCCCCAAGGATAATAACCGGCTTCGTCTACGATTTCAAACGGGGTGTGGAGACCAATTACATTTCTTCCATCTCCCATAGTGCCAGCGATTCTGCACAAGAGGGTAGCCCCATTAAGAAGGTTTATTGTATTGCTGGAACTATTAATACCCTTCTTGGACAGGACAAAAGTCTTTAGTACGGAGTTGCTTCTAAAGAGTCTAGTAATTCTAGCCCATACAGGCTCTAATTGTGCTTTGTTTGGAACAGAGTATACAATATACTCATCAAAGATATTGTTCAAAAGAACCCAAATCAATATAGCAGTTAGTGCCTCTGTCTTACCTACTGCCCGACCACAACATAAAGACACATAAGCAGAGAAATCGCAGATAAATTCTTTCTGATAATAGGTGAACCAAAACTCCTCTTCGTGTTCATACCTATCTACGTTCTGTATGAATTCCCAACATAGAACGGGATGTCGAAGAATCTCATAAAGGGCGAAGTCATCAGGAGAAAGTTTTTCCTCAATCATTTAAAACTTCAATCCCTCTGGATGGTTTGTTCCTTCTGCTTCTAGAAGCTCGCTTGTTGTGATTACAAACTCATGATTACAAAAGTTCTTACCAGTTTCGTCTAAAGGTCTCTTACATTTGAAATGAAATTCATTATCCTCTTCTGGATATAATGTCCAAACTGTAGCTAAAAGCATAGTACATTTAGGACAGTAGATATAACTCATGACCTGTTTTTTAAATTTAAGGGCTTTCTCTTTTAGCCTCTGTAGTTCCTGTCTAGCTGATTCCTCTCCTGTAGATTTTCTAATCTTTCTAGAAATTTTGAGGTCATCCTCCATTCTAGAAATATCTCTTCTATAATCAGAAGCTATCTTACTTAGCTTGTCAATAACAGTAAGTACATAAGATTCTTCTTTCAGGTTACTGGCTCTAAGTCTGGTTAAGAGGGTATCAAAATCCTGTAGAGTTACGTAAGCTCTGGATAATGCTTCAAGTGTAGCCCTATCATTGAACTTCATATCGGATAGGTCATAATCTTCTTCAAACTGTTTCATAGTTTCCGCAACACGGTCATCAAATGTATCTAATTGGTGCTGTGTTTCAGTATCAAGCCAGTCTCGCTCTAAGGCTTCCATAGCTTTATCAAACTGTTCGTCTGTCAAATCCCTGTACTGTACAAGATTTCTTAGTCTTCTAGGGTCTCTATCTTTATCTACCATACCTTCTCCTATAAGCTACAAGCAGACCACCCACAACTAGCACAAGTTACACATCTTCCAGCAATTATTATTCCCGGTGACTGACAGTTTGGGCAGGTTTTTCCTCTGTTTTCTGCTGTTTCCGTTTGATTTTCCTCTGTTTTTTCTTCTTTTTTCAACTCTATTCTCCTCTATTATACCACTTTTCTGAAATACTTGCCAAATATAAAGCAAGTCCACACCACTCTCCAACCTCATCTAAAACCCTATCAAAACATTCCCGATGAAAAAAGAGATTTGTGTATGGATACTCTAGTGCCACCATCTGATAGTCTGAATCTTCTATCTTTAGCTGACACTCTACACAAATCTTATCATTCACTTTACTTTCCTTGCGTATTTCTGTAGAATCCTGACTAGGGATTCAGTGAGAAGTTCATCTTGTTTTAAATACAAAAATTGGTTTAGTCTCCCTAAATCATTCTTAGCTATTGGAACGAGGATAAGGTCATGCTTATCCAAACACTCTTTAGCTTTTTTCTCATCCAGATACTCTCTGGAACAGTAGAGACATTTAAACCAAGTTTGTTTTTTCTTCTCAAGAGTTTTCTTATTTATTTTTGTTCTGCTAACCGGTATTACAAATTCCCTATACATTTATACTCCCTAAAGATAGAGACCCGCTCTCTAAAAATAGATAAAATTTTTTGGGCAGAATTTTTCTGTTCTGCCCAAGTAGGCTGACACGGGTGGAGTCGAACCACCATAATCTCAGTTAACAGCCGAGTGCATTACCAATTATGCTACATGCCAATGATTATTTTCTATACGTTCTTTTGCTATTCTAAATACTTCTGTATCCCACTCGATACCTACAAACTCCCTACCTAGGTTCATAGCCGAAATAGCTGTTGTACCGCTACCTAGAAACGGGTCTAAGATTATATCCCCCCTTAAAGTAGTTGCTAGAACTATTCTGTCTATAAGTCTAAGAGGTTTCTGCCATTGAATATTCCTACCATTCTCTCCCTTTACTCGTTCTGAAGACATAGTGTGGAAGTTTCCAATATCTGTCCAAACATCTGTAGGAATTTTGGTTTCCCTACCAGATGGATTCATAACTCCAGAGGATACCATAACTTTAGGTATCGCTACCTGTTCTGGATAAAATTTGTAGTCTTCTGTCTTTGAGTACCAGAGAATGTCATCGTGCTTTCTAGCAAACCGTCTTCTGCTTCTCCCGCCCCAGTCGTAATTCCAGATTATCCAGTTTACGAAATTCTCCTTACCAAAGAGTCTATCCAAGTAAAGTTTAAGTTCAGCTACACTTCTATAGTCTGTCTGTATAAAGATACTTCCACTATCCCTAAGAAGCTCCCTACACAAATCTACCCAAGAAAAGTTGAAGTCGTCGTACATCATATCTGCATAAATTAAATCAAACCTTTCTTCAAGTTTAACCAAGCCTTGCATTACAACCATGTTGTCTTCGTTATACAGAATAGCCATTACTCTTCCTCCTCTTGCGAAGGCGGTATCCATATCCAAGCGGGAATAATAAAAGCTATAGCAATCCCTACTACTAGACAAACCCCACCAAGAATAGTCAATGCTAATGCTAGTTCAAAACTAATAGTTTCTAACATCTCTTATCTGTCTCCTTTAATCCTTCCTTAACAATAAGCTCATACCATTTCCCACACAACCAACAGATATAAAGTCTCTGCCCGTTTGGGGAAAAGCATAAGTCTAAACATTCTTTACACTCTGGACACTTTCTTCTATCTGCCATGTTTATATTAGAGCTTCTTCGGAGTACCGCCCTCCGTTCTGAGGTTTACAAAACCCCTGCATCACTTTTTATGCTTAAGAAGCATAAGAAGGGCATGAGAGAATCGAACTCTCGTCAATAGATTGAAAGTCTACTATCATATCCACTAGACCAATGCCCCACGTTATTGTAAACTTCTAAAGAAAAATCTAACACGTACAAGAATTTTTTTCCACCAAGGAAGTGATTTGTACATCTCTTTATAGGTGCTGTACTTTTCCATCATATGTCTAAAGCTCACTTTTCTTTACCCTTTCCAATACTTCTGCGATAGTCTGCATACCCATAAAAAAGTCGGACAACTTGAGCTCATCCCCAAGAGACCTTATCTCCTCTAGAAGCATACGCTGAAAACTATCAGCAAATGTCCAAGCCTTGTCTAATTCATAGTTAGAAGTTTCTATAGTGAAGATAACTCTATCTACTTTATCTGGATCATCAAATCTTTTAACTTGCACTGTTTATCCTTTTCTGTAATCTTCTTAGTCGCAGTAAAGCTTTAGCTGATTTGTTTACGTGGATAGCTCTACCCTGTCTCTTAGCTTTTTCTTTAGCACCCTTACCTGTATAACACTTTCCCGTATCCCCCCACTTCCAACCAGACTTACCACCTCTGGTACATCTTTTTACAGGCATTATAAACCTCCTTTCTTATTTCACTTTAATAATTTGTGGTATATAGAGTACTAAAATTAGCAGAACTGATACTAGAGCTACTAATAGCAGTTTTCTCATTTCTGGATAATTTATAAACAGGTTGATAATCATATTTAGCAAACTTAGAGCTAAAACAGAAACAACCAGTACCACAAGAAACAACACCAACGGGTTCATTCCTCTTCATCTTCCTTTCGAGGTCTACCCATCTTTTTAGGAGGGGGTGTAGGTTTCTTCTTGTCTCTAGTCTTTCCACCAGATGCTTCTTTACCTTCAAAGTAAATTGTATAGCTAGTTCCACACTCTGTACAAGCATAGGTATCCCTATCATAATAGTTCATAACAATATGAACTGTTCGTCTATGACACATACTACAATCTAAAGTTTCTTTAGAACGTCTTAGTGCCTCATCCTTTCCAAACGGAGACATAAGTTCTTCCTTTTACTTTGGTGGGTATATAAAATATAATGCAACCAAAGCATAAACAGAAATTGTCAAGAGAGTTCCATAAGCTATAGGATGTCTTTGACAAAAGCTGTCCTTCTTAATCATCTGTTGTACAATTATTATACAGGGTATAACAATCAAAAACAACAGTGTAACTATTAGCCAATCTATCATAAATCTCTCCTAGGAGCAGGTAGTGAGAATCGAACTCACCTCAACTGGTTGGAAGCCAGTCACCATCATCCAGAACGGTCTTACCTGCTTTTTAGTTTCCTCTCCAAGGCAAGAATCTTTCCTAAATACCTAGCCTCTGCCATTCTTCTTCCATAACTTGCACCCGAAAGCTCAACATCAGCTATAGCGTCTATAAGTTCCCTGTCTAGCAAAGTCCAATCAATTCCTGCTTTTTCCAAAACACCCAAAAAGCCCCCACAGGGGAAATATGAATCTAGAACATCCCAATACTTTTCTTTGTCGGCGTATTCCATTACCCTATCCTGTCGTTTTGCTTTTACTTGTGCTTTGGGAATCTTCTCTAATATCTACATCTTCAAAAAAAGTTGAACTCGGTTTGCCCTCTTGGGCAGTATAACTTATTGTTCCAGAGTATAGGGCATTATAAGCTCGTTGTGGATTTTGGGCATCGAAGCTAAGAGTTTGTCCTTGTTGTAAACCTAATTGTGAGCCAGTTACATAAGCATCCTGATTAGCACCCATAAACACAAACTGCCAACCCTCTTCTGTTTTATCTTCAATGAGTTTGAAAATGGTTTCGTGAGTATACTCCTTAGAATAATTCTCTTGTCCATCAGTCATAATCACAAAAATTACATTCTCTAAATCACTATACCTATTTAGACTCCACCCAATAGAGTCATACAAAGGAGTCATATGGTCTGGAGTATACTGACTGTCTTTAACATAATAAACAGAGTTTATATCCCTATGTTCAAAGACGACTTTAGTTCCAGTACCACTATTAAATGTTACTAGATTAAGGTTATAGTTATTCTCATCGGCTTTTAATGAGTCGATATACTCATTAATAGAGGACAAAGTTACATCCTTATGAGGAATCATTGAACCCGTTTCGTCCAAAACTAGTACGATATTATATACCTTTTCTTTCATTTCTACCTCCATAGTAGTTTCTAGGCACTCCCACCTTGACTCGAACAAGGACTCTACGGTTTAGAAGACCGTTGCTTTAATCCATTAAGCTATGGGAGCACGTTCTATTAAATTGGGGCAAACCAACCAGCGTTCATCCACTCTTGGTGTCTGTCTGTCTTAATTAGGATACCCCACATTGTAAAGGGATTGACATGGGTAACTCTGTGTACCTCACCAAAAGTCAGAAACTCTGGTAAATATTTTACCAGTTTACCAGACTCTTTATTCTTAATATAGACACCACTAGGCTCAATCCTATCACCTATCTGCATTTTACTATACTCCAGTAAGTGTTCCAAATCTCTGTACGAGTATCTTTATCAAATCCTGAATTTTCTAGGGCTCTAGTTAAAGACCGCTTGCGTCCAAAGTAGCGGTCAAAATTATCTTCGTGCATACAGTAAGATTTACCTGTAGCAATTGTTATACCACTCCCTAAAATTGTGCACTCAGTAATATGAGAAAATCTTCTTGATAGTGCGTCACCGAATTCCTTCGCATATTTATCAAAATCAGAAATATGCTCAAACTCTACTCTAATATCTCCTACATCAAACATTTCCTACTCCTTTCCTAACAAGTCAAACTTGTCAGCTACAATATAAGCCCCTAACGGTATTACTACAAAAGTAAATAACAGGGCTAACTCAAATACTACAAACGTCAGCAACACCAAAAGAAAATCCAAGACCAATTCCACTTCTTACTCCTTTTCAAACTAGTTATTGTATAGGCGACCCGTAAGGGATTTGAACCCTTATCCCCTTGCGTGACAGGCAAGTGCTTTACATTAAGCTAACGAGCCGTACTTCTCTGGCTCTAGTAAGCTGATTTCAAAATCTTTAGCCAACTTCTTAATAGTCTGTACAATTTCATCGTACCCGCTAGAGTACCCACCGGAATAATCTACAAACTCACTTCTGACTAAAACTGAATCTTTTGGAAAACTTACCCACATCTCATTAAATCTTGAGTAGCCTTTTGAATCCAGATACTCATAAACTGTTGTAGAAAATTCGACTATGTTCTTATACTTTCCAGAAGCGACTATAACGATATTGACCTTAATCATCTCACCGTCCTTTCACTAGTGCCACGAGTAGGAGTTGAACCTACACAGCCAGTTAAGACGCTTGGTTTACAGCCAAGGGAGCTCGCCATTGCTCAGTCGTGACTTGATTTATCTGCAAATGTTACAGAGATTGTTGTTTCCAAATAAGGAGGAGGATATGGAACTCCCATCTCAAAGCCAACGACCCGTTGTGCTTTTGATGCCGTAAGGCTAATATCTACAAGCTCTACCTTATCCTCGTTATCTTCTAACCTACTCAGCAATTCTTTTAGTTGGTCTAGTAAAATGTTTTCAGGTTTATTCATTGTCAATCCTTTCCTCTAATTCTTTTTCGATTGTACTGGTATATTGGCGCAGGTGTCTTAGTTTGAAACTGGGTTTGTACTTCTTGTTGTATCTTAGATATTTTCTGTACTCTTCCTCTGTGGTGAAGTTTCGATCAAACCAGTTATAAGTATTTATAATTGTTTTGGAATACTGCTGTAGTATATAAACAGTTTCCCACCAGCGTGCCTCATCATCTACCTCTATTGGTAGAAAAGCAAATCGTTTTACTACTCTGTAGTCATGAGGTTTAGGGTCGGGTTCAACCTTCCAACGCATTTTTACGCTCCTTTTGAAGCTCTTGTAGTAGCTTAAACAGAGTATCTATCTCAGCTTGTTTAAGAGTGACTATCTGACCAGCATAAAACTGATCAGGTTTGTGAATTACAACCTCGTCTGAAACATCTCCCTTATAGAGCGTAACCTCAATTCCGTCTTTTTTCAACTCTGTTTTAACTGTGACTTTTTTAGTTCTTCTCATATTCCTATCCTTTCACTAGGCAGGAGAGGCTGGACTTGCACCAACACCAATGGTTTTGGAGACCACCGTTCTCCTAATTGAACTACTCTCCTAAAAATAGCTTTCCCTGTAGGGAACTTTCTTCTTCTCTATAACAGAGTGTCCACACTTTAAGCAAAGCTTCCATACGATATAATTCTCATTGCACCTATCTGTAGGCACATCCCACACATACACTCTAGTATCCGGTAGACGTTCTATCTTGGATTCTTTGTAAACATGGTCACAGAAAAGTTGCTTAATCCTCTTCTTGAGTTTCATTCTTCTTCCCTTCTACATAAATTAGTAATCTATATCTAGGGAACATCCTTCCACAAACGGTACAGAACTCCCGCTCCTGTACAAAAGCTAATCTAAAAAATCTTTTGAGAACTGTTCCCTCTTTTTTGAAATAAAGTCTCGTACTCATTGTAACAGTTTTATGAATGTGAAAGTATCTGTATAGAAAATTATATATCATGTTTCCTGTCCTATTGTGAGGCTAGTGGGAGAATCGAACTCCCCAAACGTTGTTTTGCAGACAACTCCCTAGCCAATCGGGTTACTAGCCCTATCTTACACTAATTACTATGTAGACAATACAGGCTATAATAAGACTAGCTTTTAAGATTCTGTCTACATTAGTTTGAGTTGGATGTTCATCATCACTCATTACTTTGCTCCTCGTATGTAAAAAGGAGTCGGTTGCCAAACTCTATAACAAGCCCCACC